GTCGCCAAAAGCGGCAGCTGATCAATTCCTTAACCAACAGTTCGGCTGGCGGCCCTTTCTCGGAGATATCCAAAAATTTGACGACGTTTATCAAAACGGCGACAAATACATCAGTAAATTAACTGATGAGAATGGAAAATCCGTAAGGCACCGTGTGACCGTTGCTGATGATACCGTAAGTACAACAGTAGCAACTGGAGGTGGAGTATACAATAGCATAAGCTATTCTATGCCTTGCTTTCCAATTTCTATTCCAACGGGGTATTTTAAAGATCCCCCGTTTTGGCACTGCGACGACGTCACTACGACAAAAGTCACAGCGGTTGGTAAATTTCGGTACTATCGGCCCGAGTTTGATGCTACGAGCAAGGATTATTCATCCTTGTGGAACCGTGGTATGCGTCAATTGACGCTATACGGGCTCCGTATCTCACCATCAAATCTCTATAAAATAATGCCCTGGAGTTGGGCTGCTGACTGGGCGGCAGACGTAGGCACTTATGTGGACTACGTTTCTGACGTTTTTGTCGACAGCTTATCTGCAGAATACTTCTATGTGATGGTGCACCAGTATAAAGCCAGGCGGCTCACTTGTGTGTTGCCGTTCTGGTCTGGTACAATCATACTCTCTTGGGATCGATTTATCGAAACCAAGCAGAGAGCACCTGGAAGTAGTCCTTTCGACTTTGACCTGTCTTGGAACAGTTTGAGTCCAAGACAATTTGCGATTGCAGCTGCCCTCGGGATTTCCCGATGGTAGCATGTAATCTATCTACTTCGCTCCTTAGGATGCATGGACCCTTAGGAAAGGTACCAGCTGGGCGGAGATTAATTCCTCAATAGCTTAAGGAGTCAACCATGGCTTTTACTGATCCCCAATCTATCACCGTTGCAGGCAGCGCTAAGTCTATGCCTCGTGTAGAATCTGAAGGGAGACGTAGTTTGTATAAAACAAACGACGGTCTCTTTTCACTTCAGATCTCACACCAGAGCGTAAAGTCTGGTGGCAAAGACCGAGTCCGCTCTCTTGTTCGTTTTGAACGAGTAGCGGTCGTTCCCGATCCGTTAACGACTGTTAACGATTACGAGAACACGCAGATTCAAGTTGTCTTTGATCGGCCCTTGGCCGGTTTCAGTTCAACCGAAATCAATGACCTGATGGCCGGTCTTAAGACCTGGCTAGATTCCACGAATGTTGGAAAAATCTATGGACAAGAATCATAAGATTCTTTCCGTAGAATTCGTTACTTTCTTAAACAAAGGAGAAGTCCCTTGTCCACGAAGGCAAAGAAAACCAACAAAGATAAAATTACTACGACTCCTGTATCTGGCGTTCAACGTCAGCCAGTAGTCGTCAAACGACAAAATCGGTTCGAACAATATATTGATCGAGCTAATGATGTCGTTGCTACCGCTAAGAGTATTACCGACCTTATTCTAGCTCTCAGGAATGAGAGAAGAGGAGTTCGGGATGTACTTCAAAGCGAAATAGCAAAAATGTAATTTCCTCGTGTGGAGGTGTCAGATTGCCTGATGCCTTCATGGCATCAGGGAAGTAGAATCCGTGGCTTGAAGTTTGACCCCCGAATGAGGAGGCAACTTGAAAAGCAACGAAAGTGACTTTCTGGAGCTAGTAGAAGTAGTCTATATAGACGCTTCTACAAAATGCACCGCTGATGTCTTTGATTTCCGTGATCTCAAAACGATCAGATCACGTATCGAAAACGAAGGGCTTTCGTTTTTAACGATTACCCTTCCGCAGTTTTGTAAGAGCTTCGAAAGATCTCTTGCAAACGGCTATGTTGACTCAACAGCCTTTCCCGGTTTTAAGCGGGTTCGTGCTGGGTCAATCCCTGAATTTCTTCAAGGTATGACCAGTCAAGTTTTCGATGTAAAGACAGGAGAGGTAATTAGAGATGTTCCCCTACAAAATAGAGGTGTTGCAAGCGATATTTCTACTGTTGTTGAATCTGTACGGCAAATATGCCTTACATTCAAGAAAGTGGAGATGGACTGTACCCCCGAAAGGGTTTCAGCCTCGCTTGACAACTTCGTCTCAATTGAGCAAGATTTTGACAATTTTCAACCCTCAGAAGAGGAGACCGCCAAGTTTTTGGCAGTTTCTTCTGTGCTCTGGGATAATATGGTTAGCGACTTTGTCGCTAGCTCAATTGTTCCTAAGCACGGTCCGGGGGCAACTGCCGAACATAAGTCTGGAAACCAGAAGTATGTTTGGAAGTTTTGGCACGATAGGCTCGAACCTTATTTCCCTCTTGTTGACACAGGTTACCCTTTGGGTATTCCTGAGGACGCAAAGGAGTTCGGAATCGTTACTATCGTTCCAGAGACTGAAGAACAGCCCGTAAGGGTTGTTCAAGTCTCGAAAACGTTAAAATCTCCCCGAATAATCGCTATTGAACCATGCTGCATGCAGTATGTTCAACAGGGAATTCGATCTTATCTTTATGATAAGATAGAGTCTTACTGGCTCACAGGTGGTCACATCAATTTCCGTGACCAGTCTGTGAATCAAAGGCTAGCGATTAAATCTTCGAGGACAGGTCGATTAGCAACGATCGATCTTTCTGATGCAAGTGACCGTGTTCCACGGGATCTTGCATTAGCGATGTTTCGTGCCAATCCTGAACTTCAGGATTCTATCGATGCATGTCGCTCGAAAGCGGCGCAACTTCCCGATGGCCGGCTTGTGCCGACTCTTCGTAAGTTTGCGTCGATGGGTAGTGCTCTCTGTTTTCCAGTTGAGGCCATGTATTTTTACACAATATGTGTTATGGCTTTGCTGGATGCCAGAAACCTCTCCTACACCCCGAGAAACGTTTATCTTGTTACTCGGAGGTTGTACGTATATGGCGACGATATTATCGTCCCCAGTACGAATGCGGATGGTATTGTTGATTACCTGCGTAAATACAACTGCAAGGTAAACGCCTCAAAATCTTTCTGGAATGGAAATTTCAGAGAGTCTTGTGGCGTAGACGCATACATGGGTAAACTGGTAACACCTGTTTACTTGCGTCAACTGCGTCCTAACAATACGCGGCAAGCGGAGAATATAGTATCTTGGGTTGCTACAGCTAATCTCTTCTATAAGAAGGGATACTGGCGCACTTCTTCCTATATGTTTAACATATTGGAAGATCTCGTAGGGGATCTCCCCTACGTGACTGATACTTCTTCTGCTCTTGGCCGTATCTCATTTTTGGGTTTTCAGTCCGTCGAAAGATGGAATGAAGATTTACAGCGTTTTGAAATAAGAGCGCTGACACCAAAACCAGTTGAACGTACTGATCATCTGGAAGGATACGGTGCGATCATGAAGTACTTTCTGAATCCTGTTGAGGATCTTTGGCGAGCCAGTAAACCTGAGCTCGTTAGAACAATCAACGCGGTAGGAGAACTAACCTATAAGCCATTCAGAAAAGGATGGACTTATGGTTTGCTCCCTCTACCTGCTTCGGATAAGTACCGCATGGAACGATCCGCACGGCACGCCGCCGTCGCATTGACTCGGCGTTGGGTGCCAGCACATTAGCTGGCAGGGGTCACACCCCATGGGCGTGTAATTCTACCTCCCCCTTTCGGGTTGTGGCGGACAAAATTCCGCCACGTTCGATTGGG